AATCCCGTGGGCAGGTAAATCGGGTAGTTGCCCAGCATGAGCGTGAAAAGAGCTGGCAACACGTCGTTGTTGACGATCCACACGGCCTTGCCAAACGAGCCCGGCGGCAGACGCGAGATCATCTTGGCCAGGTTCTGGGCCAGCAGGGTCTGGGCGGCCTGGCCCGACTCCTTGGCCACCGTCACCGTGGTCGCATTGGTCATGCAGCCCACAGGCAGGCCGGTGCCAGCGCCAAACAGAATCGACTCATTGGTCTTCCAGCGAATGGACGTGGCGATCTTGTCGGGCAGGTAGGTCGACAGCGCATTGGTGTCGTCCAGCAGCTCGTCCGTCACCGGCACCAAAGCCATAAGCTTTTTGAGGCGCAGGCTCGACAGACCCAGCACCGGCTTGGTGGCACCGGCCGGATTGGCTTCGCCTTGCCAGTAGGCACGGATGCCGTTGGTGCCCCAGGGTGTGGTCTCGTCCTTAGGGAAGGCCATGGTGTTGCCTGTTATCTCGACGTTGTCGGTCAGCGGCAGCAATGAGTCTTCACCCAGGGAGAGCTGGAAAATTTCTTGAGCGAATTGGGGCGGCACCAGAAAGCCCCCGTCTTGCGCCGAGCCTTCGCTGCCAAAAGAGGCAGGGGCGACGGCACCTCGACCGGAGCCAATCAGGAGGCGCTCGTCGATGGCGCTGCCGGGGTTTTGGGCCTGACGCACGGTTTTGAGGAAGTCGCCCACGGTTTTGAAGCCGTGCTTGGGGTCGGCTTCGAGGTTGTCGGTGACGGAAATCACCGTGGCTGTGTGACCATGGGAGACTGCTGAATAGGCTGCGTTGTTCACATTGGCCACGTTGGCCACATTAGCCATATGCGCCTCTTCGGCGATCAGGGCAGCCTCGCGGTCGATGGCTGCTGACGCCGCCTCGATTTTGGCCTTGAGGGCGTTGAAGGCATTCAACTCCTCATCGGTCATGTCGCGCTCTTCGGCGGCGGCAATATCGGTCAGGGCGCGGGCGTCCTTGACCAGGGTGGCTTTGCGAGCTTGAAGCTCGCGCAATTGCTTACTCATTGGTGTTGCTCCAGAAATAAAAATGCCGCCCAGGCAGTAAGCACGGGGCGGCGGTTTGAGGCGCGACCAACGGGTCGCAGACGTGAAACAGGCCTCTACGGAGGCCTGTCAATTTGAAAGATCAGAGTTGCGATTGCATGGTCACGATCGCTTGACCAGGTCTTTGACCGTTGCGAGCGGCAAATACAAAAACAACGGGTTGTCCGCAGTGGCAAGGAACCCGTGGTGCGCGTAGAACTCGGCAGCGCTTTGGTCCTTGGCATCGACCATAAAGGCGTAGGCAGCAATCTCTGCCGTGACTGCCCGACGCAAGGCATCGGCGAGCAAAGCCGCCCCTAAACCCTTACCCTTGAAGTCCTGATCCACAGCCAGACGCCCCATGCGCACAGCAGGCACATTGGGGTACCTGGGCAGTTTCTTGGATAAGCTCTCAGCCAGGTCTGTCAACAAGATGCTGGCCGAGGCCAGCGTGTAATACCCCGCCACCCGGCCCCTGGCATCCAGGGCCGTGAAACATGCAGTCACACGGCGCTTGATGTCCTGACTGACCTGGGTTGTGAAGTACCTGTCCAGCGGCTCAACACCACACGCGAAGCCCGAGCGGTCTGCGTCGAGATCGAGCGGGACAACGGAAAACGGACCCGGCATCAAGCCGACAGCAGCTTGTTGGCCTTGGCAAATGCGCGCTTGAGTGCGGCATTGGGCTTGGCAGGAGAGATCAGGGCTTGGGCAAAAGCCTCTTGATCTGCCATGGTCATGCGCACATGGTCTGCCTGCTCAATGGCCTGAGAGGCTGCAGACTGCAAGGCATGGACCACAAAATCGGTCATGGTTCTGCCTTGAATTTCTGCGGCACGCTTGACGACGACATGCAAGTCGTGGCTGATCCGAGCCTCCAGCCTTGCAGACTGAGGCTTCAGTGAGCGAGGGACAGCGACAGTGGCTCTTGCGGTCATGACAATTCTCCTGAGATTGACAAAAATTGTACGGCAATTTGCCGGAAAATTCAACACGGAAACTGCAACCAAGAAAAATCACCCCAGCAAAGCCAGCTGATTGCGTGCTTGCTTGAGCCGAGAAGTGCCCACTGATTGGTAGGATCGGGCAGGCGTTTGAGTGCTCTTTTGCATCTTGGCTAGCACATCGTCAAAGGTGGCAATGCCGTCCACCATCTTGGCGGCCAGAGCCGCATCTGCGCCCAGCACCCGGCCTTCGCCCATGCCTCCCTGCACATCGGCAGCTGAGACGCCCCGACCCTTGGCCACGGCATTGATGAAGGCGTTGTAGTAGTCGTCAACGCGGGACTGCATGAAGGCCTGCGCCTCAAGATGCAGCGGCACATAAGGGTTGCCCTCGACCTTGAACTTGCCTGCCGAGATCAGGGTGGGTTTGACCCCCTCCTCTTCCAGCGCCTTCGAGTAATCAAAGTGGGCCTGCCATACACCGATGGAGCCCACCTCGCCACCCGGAGTGACATAGAACTCACTGGCCGAGCAACCGATCCAATAGGCGGCCGAGGCGGCCAGGCTGTTGGCCACGGCCACCACGGGCTTTTGCGCCCGGGCTTTGACAATCTCAGTGGCCAGCTCGGCCACGCCGTAAACGCTGCCGCCCGGGCTGTCGATGTCTATCAGGATCTGGCCCACAGTGTCGTCCGCCAGGACCTGGCGCAATGCGCTCGTGAATTTCTGGGTGCTGGTGCTGCCCGGCCCCGAGATGTCATCGACCATGTTGCCGCGCTGCGTGACCACCCCATACAGGGGCAGGACAGCGATGCCAGCTCCGGCATTGGAAGCGCCACGATCTGAGGCGAACTGTTTGCGCGTATCGCGCAGAACCCGGTCCGCATTCACCTGAAACATGGTCTCTTCGCTCGGCGGCTCATCTGAGGACCATCGAGTAAGCACGGCTGTCATGGCCTGCAGACGCTCGGGCATGAGCGCCCACGGCGTGGTCAGAAATTCAGAGACAAGAAGGTGTTTTTTCATGTGGAGTTTCCAAGTTCGATCAGCGCCTTAAGCAGCACTGGTTCATCGGTAGACGGTTGAGATAGCGCCCAGGCACGCACCGCGGGCTCTTGCAGGCCCAGGGCTTGGGCAATGAGCGTGATTTCCTGCGCGTCCAAGCTGCCCTTCTTGCTGATGCGCCGGGCCAGACGCTGGACGTTGGCTTCAATGAGCTTGCGCAATCGTTTGCTCATTTGTTGATCAGGCTCGACCGGCATGTCTGCGTCGGCTGCGTCTGCCGGGTCTTTCCCTTCGCCTTCTGACTCCTGCGCTTCGGCGTCCTCTTCTTCAATCATGTTCAGCGGCCTGAGCGGTTGATCGAGTCCTTTGATGGGATTGAGGTTCTCTGCGATGCGGGCCTCGTTGCGGGTGAGCCAGCCGTTTTGGATGCCGCTTTGGTAGTAAGCAGAACGGCTGGCCGCGTCACCGCGCATCAGGTTGGCGAAGTCGAATTCGATTTCCAGCTCATCGCCGTCCAGCATCAGGTCCGCTTCGATCGAAGCCTCCCAACGCTCAGCCCAGGGCGTCATGGTGTGCATGACGAATTCCAGGCTCTGCTGCTCTATATTGGAGAACGTCGCCCGGTCGAGGTCCGCGATCATATGTGGCGGCACCCGAAACAGGCGAGCGATGTCCGTGATCTGGAACTTGCGCAGCTCCAGGAACTGGGCGTCCTTGTTCGTGACACCCACCTCATGGAACTTCATGCCGTTTTCCAGCACCAGCACCTTGCCCCGGTTCGCTCCGGATTGGGCGGCCTGGTAGGACTCCCTGAACACCCGCTTGGCCTCGGCATCCTTGAAGTTGCCCGGGAACTCGATCCAGCCCCCTGTGGGTTTCGCATCGTTGTTGAAGAACCGTGCGCCATAGTCCTGCGCGGCCAATGCCATGCCAAGGCTCTCACGGGAAAGCTCGATGGGACTCAGGCCCAGCAAGCCGTCAGAGGACAGGCCCCGCAGGTGCCAAACCTCGCCACGAGGCAGGACCAGCTCGTGACCCGTCTGGTTCTGAATCCGGTAGCGGTAGTCACCTTCAGCGAGCAGCTCCATGCGCACCCGATCCGGATGAACTGGGATCAGCTCGGTGATCTCGCCTCGGCCGTTGGCCAGGATCTGGCAGAAGGCGTTGCCACGCAGGGCCAGGTGCCCCTGCAGCATCTCGCGCCACTCGAACGGGTTCTGGTACCGATTGGGCTTCTTGCCCAACAAGCGGTATAGCCAGTGGTCCGTCACCCGGTCCTTGCCGCCATCTGCTCGAGCACGGTAGACCACCAGTGGCAGCGAGGCCATGGTCTCAGACAGGATGCGCACGCAGGCATAGACCGCTGCCAGGCGCATGGCCGAATCGGCCGAGACGCGCATGCCCGAGACGCTACGCACCGATACAGGCTCAAAAAAGAAATCGCCCCATGGGGAGCGATCACTTGTGGAGGCTTTGAATCGGTCAAAGAGGTTGAAGATTCCCATCGGTGGTGTCAGAAAACGCGCCTGCCGTCTCTTTAGAGCAGCATCAGCTCGTAGTCGGATCCCAGCACCACCGAGTCCCCCGGTTTGATAGCCCGTGAAAGGGCCATGATCAGTGCCACGATGCCGTCGATCTTGTTTTCTGCTCGCTCCTTGCGCGGGTAAATGTTGTCTTTGACGTCCGTGTGGGCCACCACGTTGCTGGCCATCCAAGCCAATACCGGGTCGCCGTCATGGACGAGCTTCTTTTGCAGGACCAAGGCTTCAAGCGTCTTCATCGGTTCGCTGAAATTGAGCACCGTAGGACGCACCTCGATCATGGGCAGGCCCTCGGAGAGCATCCGGGTGGACAGCTGTGTGGCCTGAAATGGATCGAAGGCCACGGCCTCCACTGAGAACCGGGATGCGATGTCCAGAAGATCGGCCTCGATCCAACTGAAGTCGATCACGTTGCCCGGCGTCACAGACAGGCGTCCAGTGTGGGCCCAGCCCTCGTACTGACTGTTGCCCGCTGCCTGGACCGTGTCCTCGGGCAGGTAGTACTTGCCAAACACGGCATATGCGTCGGCTATGTCGGGATGCTGAAACCCCATGACGAGCGCTGCAATGTCCGTCTTGCTGGCCAGGTCCAGGCCCACCCAGCAGGGCTGGCCCAAGAACTGGTCCAGCTCCAGATCGGGGTTGGTGTTCGCGTCCCAGGCCCGCATGTCCATCCAGGCCTTGTCCGCGCTCACCCACTCGTTGAGGTGCTTGGTCTTGAAGTTGTTGACCGCGCTGGGCAACTGCATGGCCTTGGCCTGCAGGGGAGTCAGGATCTCCTCACGGACCGAGATGCCCCAGTTGGGATTGGCCTTGATGAGGGAGTCCTTGGCGGTCCAGTCATCGCCTTCATCGAGCCCGTAAATGATCCCGAACTGAGAGTCGTCCTCGAACACCCGGTTGAGCAGCTTGGTCACAAAGCTTCGGACCTCATAGCAAATGCCCGATCGGTTGCTGCCAGCCGTGGTGA